CACTTTGGTGGCTACGCCGTCAACAGTAAAGCCTTGTTGCTGTTCGATGTAAGGCGTGTCGATGCCATCGAGATAAGCTACTTCGATGGTGTCATTACCTTGTCCAGCGGCTAAGTAGTAAGCCTTATCGCTAACTAATTTCAGACGAGACTCTGAAATCACTTCCGCAAAATCTTGCATAGGATTAGCAATACCTGCATTGATATCAGCACCTTTTACTGAGCTCGATTTAATGATCTGAGTCAGCGTACGTTTAAGATTAGGTGGACATAAAACAAACTCAGGCATGATGTTTAGTGCCCTTGGCGTTTTACCGCCTGTGGTTTGGCTTTCCATCAACTCAGCCAATACCGCTAAACTTTCCGCACTGGGTACGCCTGAACCTAAGTTCTTATGGTCTGCATGGAACAGGTTTTTCCCATCAGCCATCAGCGGGTTACCAGTTAAGATAGCAAACACTAAATCGCCAATCGTTGCTTTCGCTGCAGCACCCATTTTTTCAGGGATGGTAGTCAACACTGTCATATCATCATTAATGATACATTGGCGGGTGATAGAGAAAATTTCACCGTAGGTCGCTAGTGCAATATCTGCACCTGTATCACCAAGGGTAATATATTTATATTCAGCACCTTCACGGACTTTTCGTAAGCTGCCAAATTCTTCCAAACCAACACGTTTAGAGACTTTAAAGTCACTAAGCTGGCCTTTACGGGTAAAGCGCTCAAAACTTTCTTGCGCAGCAGTCCAACCTTTTAACACTGACTTATTAGCCACATCTAACAAGATATTGCCAAAATCACTTGAGCTATGAGTAAACGCTAATGCGACCATTTGCATTTGATTAAGCCCAGCCATGCCGATACCGCGATCACCCAGTGAAGCTCGAGCTAACTCTTTCAAGTTATAGCTGGTATAGCCGTTTGATGCTTCGGCTTTCTCATAACCAGCGCGAGCCATTAAGTGAGCACGAATTGAATCACCCACGATGTTACCGTTGCTGGCATGAATAATGACACTTTTAGGCTGCACGGCGCACGGCGTAGTGTTCTCACCCAACTTTGCCAAGATCATGTCTTTGGCTTTATCAGCATTGATGTTGGCATCGGCAATACACTGATTACGTAACTCTGCTAACTCAGGAAAGAAAGTAAATGCCGCATTGATACCGTTCATACGCTCAGTATTAAACGCAATCGCAGCCGCTTGAATAGCTGTGGTATCAGGTTGTGTTGCTGCAGGCGCAGGCAACTGAGCATTAGGTGCTGCTGGTGCTGGCACGAGTGGGTTGGGAGCACTGTTACCCTGCGGTGCAAACAGGTTTTTGAGAGCTTCAGGCATATTAGTAAAATCCTTAAGACGTTTTGAATTAAGTGATGCCGCCATTTGCAGCGGATCGGTGAGGGTGTTGGCAAAACCTTTTTCCACTGCTTCGCGCCCAGTTAGCCAAGTTTCAGCGGCTAACAGAGCGTGGAGTTCATCTTCTGACAAGCCTGTTTTGTGTTGGTAGGCGCCCACTAAATTGCCTTCAACCTTATCGAGCAAGTCGGCGTATTTTCGCATATCTTCGGCATCACCGAGGGTTCCGCCCCAAGGCTTATGCACCATCATCATGGCGTTTTCAGGCATGATGACTTCATCAAAAGCCATGGCAATCACACTGGCCATCGAAGCTGCAAGGCCATCGATGTAGCAAACTTTGTGCGCTGGGTGGCCTTTGATCATGTTGTAAATCGCCATGCCTTCGAATACATCGCCGCCTGGCGAATGAATACGGGCGGTAATGGTGCCCACTTTGCCTAGGGCCTGTAGATCACGGGCGAACTGTTGCGCACTAATGCCCCAGCCGCCAATCTCGTCATAGATCATTAACTCGGCATTACCGTTTTGGGCTTTGAGGCTATACCAGCTATTGGCGGGTTTATTACTCTGGTTCAGCGTTGCGACGGGCACGCTCAGTGCTCCGCTTGGCAGCATTGCGCTTAGCATTACTGATGCTATTGGGGTCTTTTTCACTGTTAGGATCTCCTAGCGAGGGGTCGGGGTCATTGGCCGTGACCATGTTGTTTTCGCGGTTGTAATCCACCTCACGCTTACGCTGGCGTTTTACTTCTGCAGGATTACGGCCACGGGCGCGAGTCCAATCGGCTTCGGTTGCGACGTTGGCAGCGATCATCATTTCCCAGCCTTCGGCCTCTTTGCGTGGGTCAATCCATGGCATGGTGGGCCCGTAGTACACGGCATCAAATAAGGTGCGCATGTCGAGATCAGGCGGTAGCACTAATGGGTCCTGCTTGTTGTGCATTTCCATTTTGAGAAAATTGCGGAACACAGGCCGCGACCAGCCAGCACAAAACCACTGCTGCATAATTCGGTTGGATTCGTCTTGCTCAACTAGCTCTTGGCGCTGGCTTGAATAACTGCCGTTGTAGTCACGGGCAATGCTGGAATAGCTGCCACGGGTACCGGCTGCGGCGGCTTTTAATTGGCCGTTACGAAAATCAACTAAGTGCACATTAGGCCGATTGGATTCAATCATGCCCACATCTTCACCGGGCTTCAGATCATCGAAGGTCATGCCAGGTGCAATGGGGATTTCGCGGCTTGACGATTCACCACTTGAGTCAGGAACAAACATGGCGGCATCGCCGCGCTTAATGTAGAACGCCAGCGCGGCCGCAATCCTTGCCGCTACTCGCTCAGATTCCTCATAGTCTTTAATATCGCCGAGGCGGGTTAAAATGCCGTGGAATAACGAAGCGCCGCGCAGCTGGTGCAAGCGTTTGAACAAGCCTAAGTGCATCATGCTCGATGCGGGTATCACTTTGGTTTTGTAGCGAAAGCCAACTTGATCAGCAGGGTGATCGAGCAATACGTGATAGTTAACCACTTGACCCCAGCCGTTAACCTCAAGCCCTTGGCGTACCCGCTTTGCTGGTTCGTTTAACTCATAGGGGATAAAGTCGGCTTCTAAGGCTTCAATGCTATATTGAGTGCCTTGCTCATTTGGGTGGCCGAACTTAGCCACTTTACCTATAACATGCTGGCCAAACACATCACCATCACGCAGGGCGCTACGTAACACCAAGCGCTCTAATTCAGGGCGACTAAAGCGGCCAGTAACGTCACACTTAAGCGACCATGCACCGAAACGGCGTTGAATATCGTTGGCTAAGTCATCAAGGATTTCACCGCTAATACTGCGCGGCTGCGGTTCGACCACAATCCCTTGGGCACCGATCACCCGTTCTTCCATGCGGTCGAGAATGCCAATGCTGAGATCATGATTTTCATCTAACCAGCGCGCTTGCTCACGCAGGCTTTTACCTGCCGCAAATACCGCTTGGTTGGCGCCGCGACTTTCCTTTTTAGCGCGATGCGTGCGGCTTGGGCTGGCGGCTTCATACCCTTTCAGGTTGCGGTAGCTCATTGCGGCCGCTTCACGCTGTAATGCTAAACGCGGGGCAAATATCGCCAGCGCATCATTGATAATGCTCATGTGTTGCTCCGACTTATATTTTTAGAAGTGCCTTATTAATGCGGCTTGATTAGTTAAAGCTGGCTAACTTGACGCCACCCTGTGGGCGGCTAAAGGCACTTAAACGGCGCTCCCACTCAAGCCGACCTTGGCGGATTTCGCCTAGGTCCTCAGTGGTCATTGTTTTGCCGTTGATCGTGGTTTGCTTGCCTGCCAACACATCAAGCTCGGCCTGAAAGTACGCATCGATCATCTGTTGGCATTGGGTTTTGGTCATGCTGTTATCCTTGGCTTTATGCTATTTACGACAGCCTATTAACTACAGCCAACCGCCAGAACTGCCACCACCGCCACCGTTTAGGTAAGCAGCATTCGCATTGGCCTGTTTTGCGGCTTTGGGTTTTGGTTCTTTGGGTTGGTCGCTTGATATGGCGATCGGGGTAACTTGTGAAAGTTTGTCGAGGTTAATGCCGAATTTCTCTATCGCGATATACAGCGCGGCTAGGGCGTAAACGAAACAATCTAGTGCCTCGTTGCGTCGATTGCCTGCAGACCATTTATAGATAACGCGCCCTTTGTCGCGCACCGGCACCTTGCGTTCACTGGTGA